CACCTCTACGACCACGACGTGTGCCGCCAGATGAGCGCACGTGGCCTGACCAACTGGTGCCTCGACGGCGGCGAACGCCTCGTCCTGCACAACACCACCGGCTCCACCAACACGGCAGACCTGGCGCTGTTCGACCAGAACCTGGCCCGGTTCAAGGTGAAGTGGGGAGGCGCGCGATGACCATTACCCCCTACGCGAGCCTCGTCCTGCTCAAGTCGTCGATCGGCATGGCAAGCACCGACACCACCCGCGACGACCTGCTCAACATGGCGCTCAACGGCGCCTCACGCAGCGTCGAAAAGTACTGCGACGGCCGCATGCCCGGCGCGTTCTACCTCGACATGAGCGCCACCGCGCGCATGTTCGACATCCGCGAGGCGGTGCGACGCGACCCGTACTGGGGCGAGTGGATCCACGTCGACGACATCGGCTCCACCTCGGGCCTGATCGTCGAAGTCAGCAGCGACAACACCACCTGGTCGACGCTGACCGACTGTGAAACTGGGCCAGACAACGCCCTGGCGCGCAGCCGGCCCATTGACACGCTGTTCTCCCCGACGTGGCAGTTCTCCTACCGGCGCCTGGCGCGTGTTACCGCCAAGTGGGGCTGGCCCGCGGTGCCAGACGAGATCGTGCAGGCCACCCTGCTTCAGGCCTCGCGCCTGTACCGGCGCAAGGACTCACCCGAGGGTGTCGCCGGTTCGGCTGACTGGGGCCTCGTGCGGGTACCCAACCTGGACCCGGACGTCAAGGCGTTGCTGGCCGACTTCAAGTCGCTGATGGTGGCCTGAACGTGGCCATGGACCTCAACACCGTCGCGGACGCCCTGGCCGCCGGGGTTGAGGCCGCCGACATTCGGGTCAACGGCGCGCACCTGACGGCCACCTCCGAAGCCCCGGATGCGCTGGTCGTTCCGCACCTGTTCGCGGCCGAAATCATCGGCCAGTACCACAAGACCCACGGCGGCCAGATGCAGCTCACGTGGACGTGGCGGCTGATGGGCTCACGCGCCGACGACCGTGCCGGGCAGCGGGCACTGCGCACCATCGCCAACTCGACCGGCACCGGATCGCTACTGGCGACGCTCGAGGCGCTTCGCGGCGCACCCGGGCAGCCTGCGCTCTCGGGTGCCTGCGACGACCTGGTGGTGCAACGGGTCAGCGGCCCGCGCCTGTTCGAGATCGGCACGGTTCCGTACTACGGCCTGGAATTCACACTTTTCGTGATGGGGTGAGCGATGACGGCTGCGGGCATCTATGTCCAAACCAACGTGCGCCTGTTCGTGTCCGGCGCCGACCTCACCTCCAGATCCAACAAGGTGGAGTGGGCGGCACAGATCGAGGACAAGGAGACCACCAACTTCGGCTCCGCCGGATGGAAGGAACGCCTCGGGGCGCTGGGCGAGTTCGCGGTGATGGGAGCCGGGCAGTGGGAGGCCGGGGACTCGACCAAGGTCGACGACATGGCCTTCGCCGCGATGGGGGCGGCGAACGCGGTCACCACCTGCCCGTCGGACGCGCAGGTCGGCGGTATCGCCTGGCTGGGCAACACGATCGGCTGCAAGTACAACCTGGGCGCGCAGGTCGGTGAGGTCGCTCCGTGGACGCTGGAGGCGCCGGGGACGTGGCCGCCCAGTCGTGGTGTGGTCCTGCATCCGCCGGGTACGCCGCGTACGTCGACCGGCACCGGCACGGCCGTGCAGTATGTCGCGGCCAGCGCCTCCCAGTTCGTCTACGCCACCTTGCACGTGCTGTCGGTGTCGGGCACGGCCTCGCCGACGATCACGGTGAAGGTGCAGTCCAGCGTGGACAACACGTTCGCCTCGCCGACCGACCGGATCACCTTCACTGCCGCCACCGCGGTCGGGGCGCAGATCTCGCGGCTGGCCGGTGCCGTGACCGACACCTGGTACCGGGTCTCGTACACGATCTCCGGCACGAACCCGTCGTTCCTTTTCCTCGCCGCCGTCGGCGTCAAGTAACCGCTGATCCCTACCAAGATTTCCCGGCCCCGCCTGGTGGACCGGGCATTACCCATGCCCGAGGAGGGTTCCCCATGGCCATCATGGTCCTGACCGCCGCCTACTGCTCGATCGCCGGAGGCATCGGCTCCATCCACGATCACGCCAACAAGGTCGAGCTGGCGATCCAAGTCGAAGACAAAGAGGTCACCACCTACGCCTCGGCCGGGTGGAAGGAGCGCCTGGGCGGCCTCAAGGAGGGCACGCTGGGCCTGTCGCTGTTCAACGACATCGCCGCAGGCAACCTCGACCAGAACTTCTGGACAAACCTAGGCTCAGTGCTGGCCTTCGAGGTGCGGCTGACCCAGTCGGCGCGCTCGACCGCCAACCCCGGCTACATCGGCAACATCCTGGTCAAGGAATGGAAGCCGATCCAGGGTTCGGTCGGTGACGTCGCCACCGTGGACGTGTCCTTCCCGACCAGCGCTGCGGTGACCCGCTCCACCTCATGATCGAACGGGTGGAGGTCGACGAGCGCGACCTGGTACTGCTGGTCGCCGCGCTGCGCGACGAAGCCGACGGACGCCAACTCAACCGCGATCTGGTCGCCGAGCTGCGGGCGATCGCCGAACCGGCCGCTGCCGCGGCGCGCGGCGCGATCCTCTCGATGGGTGTCAGCGGCCTTCACCACGCCGAGCCCGGGCTACGAAGCAGCGTCGCCGAGCACACCAAGGTCGTCGTGCGCGTCAGCGGCCGCCATCCCAGCGTCGGCATCCGGGTGTCCAAGGTCGGCATGCCCCGCGGCTTTTCCAACGCACCCAAGCGGCTCAACGCGGCGAGCGGCTGGCGCCACCAAGTCTTCGGGCAAGACGTGTGGGTCAGTCAGCGTGGCCGCCCGGGCTGGTTCGACGACACCATCGCCCGGTTCAAACCGGCCGCCGAACGCGGCGCCCAGCGTGCCATGGACAGCATGGCCGAACGTATCTCCGTCCGTACGAGAGGCTGATCCCACGTGTTTTTGACCTATACGCCGGAAGGCGACCAAGCGCAGCGCTTCGAGTTCCGTGCAGGCCGGGTGCGCCTTGCCCGCGCCCAAATGATCGAGAAACGGTACGCCGAGCTGTCCGGGGTCAAGCCGGCCACGTTCGAGGCGTGGCGCATGGCGGTGCAGCAGGGTTCCGCCGCGGCCCGCCGGGTGCTGCTGTGGCATCTGCTGTCCGAAACACATCCCCAGATCAAGATCGAGGATGTGGACCCGTACGAGGACGAGATCCTGCTGGAATACTCCAAGGCCGAGCTTGTCGAGATGCGCGGCGCGCTGGAGAAGGCGCCCGGCATCCCTGAGGGCGATCTGAACATCATGCTCGCCCAGCTCGATGTGGAAATCATGACCGCTGCCGAGGACGGCTCGGGAAAAGCGAGCTCGAGCAGCTCCGTGGAACCTACTGGCTCGCCGTCGCCGAGCTGACCCATCTGGGCCCGCGCCAGCAGGAAGAGCAGCTGACCGTCGAAGAGTTCATGCAGGCGGTCGCCACCGCCGAAGAGGCGCGTAAGAAGGCCGCCGAAGCGCACGGGGGGCGGTGAGGCGACATGTCCGATACGAGCCTGTATTTCAATTTCCTCAAGCGCCGCGACACCGCCTCCCCGGCGATGCGCAACGTGGCGGACAACGCCACCTCGATGGCGGCCCGGATCCGCCTGTCCTCGGTCGTGGCCGTCGCGGCGACCGCCACCATGTATGCGGGGTTCGCCGCCTTGGGTGCGCAGGCGGTGGCGCTGGTCGCGGCCGTCGGGCCGATGATCGGCCTTCTCGGTTTGTTGCCCGCGCTGACTCTTGCGGCAGCGGCAGGTATCGGGGCACTGATATTCGGCTTCCATGGCCTGATAGCGGCGATGAAATCCTCGGCCAGCTCAGCCGGCGGGGCCGGTGCGGCGATGGCCGCCGCCGAGCACCGGGTCGAGATGGCACAACGTTCCGCCTTGGACGCGCAGAAGGCGCTCAACGACGCCCGCGAGACTGCCACCCACCGCATCCGCGACCTGGCGCACGAACTGGCCGGGGCGCAACTGGATGAGCGCGGCGCCGTGCTGGCGATGCAGGACGCGATGCTGCGCCTGCGCGCGGCACGGGCCACCGGAGACCGGTCGGCGATGCAACGTGAGCAGCTGGCCTACGAGCAGGCCGCGCTCACCCTCTCCGAGGTCCGCGACCGGGTGAGCGATCTGTCCAAGGAGAAGCAGACCGCGGACACCAAGGGCGTCGAAGGCTCCGATCAGGTGCAGGCGGCCCTGCGCCGCCAATCCGACGCCACCTATGAGCTGGCGGCCGCACAAAAGGCGCTGGCCTCGGCGGGTGCGGGAAACGACGCCTCGCGTGCCTACGCGAAGCTGGCCCCGGCGGGGCGGGCGCTGGTGGATGTGCTGCACCAGTTGGCCCCGGCATGGCGCAGCGTGCAGCAGGCCACGCAGCAGTCGACGCTGACTGGTGTTGCTGGTTCGATCAAGAACCTGTCGACGGTGTACCTGCCGGTGATGCGTGCCCAGCTTCCGGCGATCGCCGCGGGCTGGAATCAGGCGATCCGCGGTACCGCGCTGCTTGCTTCCACGTCAGGGTTTGTCGCCGACACGAACACCGTGCTGGGCAACACCGCGACGATGTGGCAGCGGGTCGGGCGCGCGTTCGTGCCGTTCCAGGCCGGGTTCCAGCATTGGGCGGTGGTCGGGTCTCAGTTCCTGCCCGCGATCGGCGACTGGGTGCTGCGTATCGCGCAGCGCTTTGAACGCTGGTCGCAGGCCGCGCGCGAATCGGGCCGGGCGCACGGCTGGATCGCCAAGGCGATCACGGTGACGGGCCAGTTCTGGG